AAAGCACGTTTCTTGTTTATAAATTGTTCGTTGTATCTAGCAACTTCTTTGGCAAGAGTCTGTACTGGATAGATACGACCATTACGGTTCTTAATATCTGCCTGCATAAAGACACCTCTTATCTTATATGACTTGCCACCATTAGAGGTTGCTTCTGTCAATACTTCGATATCTTCGATTGTTTCTGTTATTAGTTTCATGTTCTCTCCACCTTGTTTTTATTGTAAACTTTATCTACAATTCCTTGTTTAACTTCTTCTTGTTTAATTTTATACTTTTCTGCAAATGCCAATCTAAATTTATCTGCTAATTGACTTTTACTTTTAGTACCTACAATTCTTTCTAATATCTGTCTTGCGTTATCTTTTGACATATTATCTTACTTCAATTATGATAGTATAGTTATCTCCTGCAACAAATCCTTTTGTTGAAAGTAATACATCACCTGCAGGACTTGTGTTTGCTGTTAGTGTTGCGTTATTCGGTATACTATTTCCTGCTACATTGTAATCATGGAAACCACGACCAGAAAAGAAACCTATTGTTGCATTAGCAGAACTTGTACCACTACCTGCCCACAATAATTCTACACCAGATTTACCATTCGTAGTATTAATTGCCCAATATATTTTTGCAATCGTTCTATTAGCATCTTCGGTCATGAAAGTCAAAGCACTTGCATCCATTTTAGTCACAAGAGTTTCACCTGATCCATCACAGATATTTGTAAACTTCATCACGGTCTTAGTGCCGGTTGTATCTACAATCGTTTGACTTGTTACTACGTCAGCCATTAGTTATTTCTCCTAAATTCACTCACTAACAAATAACTCTCTACGTTTGAATCAGTTGTTAATAATATTTGTTTATCGTTACCAAACTTTAATTGATCGGGTCGTAAACCATACTTACCTTTACCAGTCAAAGTCAAATCGTTTGTTTCACTAGAGGTACTTAATGTTAATGTGCCAGTACCCTCTATTAAATAATAACATTCTATTAAACTTACTAATGATTTATCGTTACCACTTGCAAGTTTTTCAGCGTCAACTAATACTTGATCGATTTCACTTCCAATACCTTTTGATTGAACAATGTATTTAGAAGTGTTATCTACAACCAATGTATTCTTAATTGTCATAAAAATTAAGCAGTAAATGCTGTGTCTTTTCTTAATTCAATCAATACAGAACCAGAAGTACCAAGAGCGGTTAACTCTAAATCTCCTGAAGTTGCAGTAGTATTAGTAGCGTTATTCGTAATCTTACCAGCAGTACCATCATAGTGTCCTGTACCAGCAAGTTGAATTGCGATAGTATCAGATGAAGCACCTTTAAATTGTATCTGTACATGACCTGTATTATCGTCAGCAGTACCTTGAACTAAACTCCACCAAATTCTAGTGATATCTAATTTAGCACCGTTAGCGTGTCCTGATAAACCACTTGCGTCTAGTATGTTTGAGTTAGCAGTAGTGTTATCGCTCATGTTTACTAGAACAGTAACTTTACCACCAACATTACCACCAGCTACAACTGTATCTTTTAATGTTCTTGTTGCAATTGCCATTTTTTATTTCCTTACTTTATTAGTTCATTGTCGAAGTAATCTTCTATATCATCAACTTTGACACTATGTTTTTTTGCGACAGTATTAATGATACTGTCAATTTTATTTATTATAGGATCAGGCGCTTTATCAATCATAGAATAAACATCATTGATAGCCTGTCTCATTTTAGGAGATAATTTTCTATACTCCTTAGTTCCTTCAGGACCTATGTATCTGCGTTCTTGTAGTTTAGTTTTAAACTTCTGAAACTGCAGGTTGCTCATCTTCATCCTCTTCTGAATCTATTTCAACGGGTTCTGCTTGTAAACCAGGTTCACTAGCAACATTAACATCATCTAAACCAGAAGCATCTTTTATTCCTTCTAGTTCGTCAGCAGCATTTAACCAATCTTTAGCAACTCCAACTCTTTTATCATCCAATGCTTGACCAATCTTATCAGAAAGAGCATTCTTAAATGCGTCTTGAGCGGCAATATTATCACCGTCTGCAAGTGAATCAACCATTTTTATTACATTATCATTTGACATAATTATTCATCTCCTTTATTATCTATATTTATATCAGAACTATCATCATCTTCCATACTTTCGCCTTCAGGACTTGCAATAATTCCTTTACTAATTTCATCAGCAATTTGACTATCAATCTCTAGGATATCTTCATCACTCTGTCTTAGAACATATTTTCTTACATATTCAATTGAATAAAATTTACCAATATATGGTCCAACTTCATTTGCAAGACTTAATCTTTCTCTAAGCATTTCTGCATTTTTAAGTTCTGCAAAGTATCCATCTTTTAAATAATCATATTGTATATGTTCTTTAATTCTTTGCCAATCTTCAATCGTGATGACACCTTTTAAAACAAGTTGTGTTTTAAGTATGTCTTGAAAGACTTGTGTAAATCTCTTTCTTAATCTCTGAATGAATTTAGTAAACTTCAATTCATCTCTTGTGATTTCAGCTGCCTTACCAATATTGAATCCGTTTTCTGATTCCATTCTTGATATCGGAACATTTAAAGATTTGTATAATTTCTTTTGAAAGTAAACGACATCTGTAATCTCACCAAGATTTTGTCCACCAGGTAGAGTAGTAACCTCTGTACCTTTAGTACCATCTCGTCTTGGTAACCAAAAATCTTCAAGCATTGACATATGTTTTCTGTCATCTCGTATTTCACCAGTTGAAGCATCATAGACAAGTTTATTTCTATATCGTGCCATAACATCTCTAAGATATGACTCTGCTTTTACTTTTGGTAAATTACCAACATCAACATAAAATATTCTTCTTTCAGGCGCCCTTACTATTCTGTAAATAACAACAGCGTCTTCAATCATTCGTAACTGATTAACAGGTTTAATTGCTTTATGCAAATGACCCATAACCATATTCTTAGTAGCGTCAACTACACCAGAAGTTACATAAGTAATAGAATCGGTAGTAATTTTAAGTCCAGCATTTGAAGTTGCACTAGACATACCTTTTTCGTTATATAAAAACCATTCATTAGTTTTTTCTATAACTTCGATTCCTGTACCCTTTGAATCTCTTCCTTTAGTTACTTCACGAATCTTTTTAATCTTTCGTGGATCAATGTATCGTATTTCTGTAAGTCCTTTTCTCGGACTCTTTGGATCTATTACTTTGTGAAAGTAAATTCTTCCATCAATATACCATCGTTTAAATATATCGTGACCCTTTTCGTCAAAGTTTAAAAGAGATAAACACTCTTGAAACTCATCTCGAATTTTGCCTTTAATGTTTTCAGATATAGAAAGTTTGTCTAGTGATATTGATACTGGACTATCTCTCTCATCTGATACTACAACTTCATTAATGATATCTTCAACTGCCATATCACATTCAGGATGTTGTGCAATCTCTCTATATCGTCTAATTAAGTCAAAGTCGTTCTTTGCATTAACTTCCATATCCAAGTATTGGCCGAAATATCCGCCAGCAGATATAGTAGTAGTTCCGTCATCTGGAGTGGCGACTGTAAACGCTTGTTTACCTGTAGCCGCCTTCTCTAGATTTTCGTCTCTGGTTATTTGGAAACCAAGTATTTTTACCATATTATATTATTCCTTATAACTATTTATTTATTATGTAGTAGTGTCTGTTTCGAAGTATTGATACGAAAAGTCAACTGTAAAAGTTTCTACGGTGTCGTTTGTACCATAGTCTAACGCAATATCAGAAAGAGATGTTGGAAATCCCCCTCTAAATGTGTAAGATTTTAGAGTTGTACCATTTCGATCTAATTGATCTACGAAAAAGTCAACTTGATAATCAGCAGGATTTGTTAATCCTTCATTATCAGTCATATTATTCATTCCATTCATCCATCTTTCAAATGCTCTGTAAAGTTTGAAGTCTGTATCATTCATTACAGTTATTGACCATGGATTAAATGTTCTATCACCTGTTAGATTTAGTATTCTACCTCTAAAGTTTACTGGTGTTACAGCAACATTAGAACCAGGAAGAGTTGTAGCAGAACATAAGAACGCTAAGTCTGATGTTTCTCCCCCAACTGCCGAGTAACCAGGAAAAGGTAAAGTTACCTTAAACTGATTGGCTCTTGCACCACCGCCTCTAAGACGAGATTTAAAGTCATTTATATTAGCCATTTTCTATTCTCCTCTCTATGCGCCTGCTACTTCAGAAAAGGCAACACCAGTTCTAGTAGCAATAAAGTTAAGTTGAATGAAGTTAATAGAACGAGCTGGTTTGATA